GTTTCCCAGTCACGATCAACATGGTAATTAACAAAATACTTAATCAATTAATCATAGTTAGTTACTAAGTCAAATTTCAATCTCCTTCTTCTCAAAATTAAATTTCCATTTGTCTAAGAGCTAAAAGTCTCAAGCCAGCCTCCAAAATTGTAGGTCCCATCAGGGGGGTTAGCCCCAGAGAGAGTATAAGGGTCGAGAACAAGCCCTGGTGGACACCGCCAGATTCCACATCTAAATTCATCAGCAGCTGCGATATTAAAAGCAACTGGCACATCATCTTCTTCCATCTCGAAACACACTGTAAGGTCAGGTGGTCCGGTAACATTAGCAGGATCAGGTGTCTGATGATTATCGATATTCTCTGGCACCACTAAATAATCATATTGTGTAAAAAGGTTCACTTTGAAGTCAATCCAAGCCGTCCCTGCCTGAGGGTACAAGTACTCTCTGGCCATGAGGCCTCCTGCATTTCCTCCCTGCAAAGTTGCAGTAACTCCATTCGCGGTCACCGCCGCGCCCGGGTTCATAAGCTCAGCATTCAGAATTGAAATTTCACCAGCTGATGAATATGGTAACAAGCTCAAAGCCATCGGTGAAGTTGTGTTCTTGAGAGCATCGGTTATTTGGAATATCCGGTACTTCAATCCACCACCCCACGCTGCTGCGAATTCGATCCCAGGCAACATAGGCTCCGGAGTGAAGAACCTAGACGCCTTGGCACTGGTATGGCCCGACGAGTAGGTCTGCGTTGTATAGAGCGGATCACAAGGTATATATCTCCGTTGTAATTCTGCGAAGTTGGTCACATTATACTCGAAATGCTGTCCCGGAAAAAGCTTGCACGGAGCTTCATCTGGAATAGGTGCTTCTTGCTCAGTGACATCCACGGAACTTACTGCCTTATCATCGATGTTGCCACTTCCCTCTTCACGTGAATATTGGTTACTAGCTACTTCGGTGGAGTCCTCAGGGCCTGCCTGTGTCTCACACTCAATGGAATCTCCATCTCCAGAAACTGATAAAACAATACCCGCGCTCGTCCAAGTTAAGCCAGGTCTGATAAAATTGTAAGGTCTCGGAATTGCTACTCTAACATTCTCCAAATGTACGAATATCAAAAGTTCAATATCAGGCGCAACGGTGGAAGTTGCTCTCAATTGAGTTGCCACAAATAGGGAAAGAAAACCAAGGCTGTGCCGCTGCACTGGATCAAGTTGTGCCGGCCCTTCATAGGTTCTCAAATACTCATTTTGATGGTTATATGGTACTCTCATTACATTAAAGTCAGATTCGCCATCTTCTCTACTATTAAAATCCAAAATATGATTGTAAAATTTATTCTGGTCTGCGTCGGGCACTGGTCCTGGGGAACCATATGATGGTACTGCCCGAATACGTCCAACATGATAAGGAGTTCTAATTGCCATAATCTTAAACACAAAATCACAACGAAAATAGGTAAAGTAATTGATCACCGCCAAAGAGGCAGGCATGATGTCACCCACTTGATGACCCAATATTGAATTCAAAGGAATATCAATCAGCCTGGTGTCTGGCGCGTCGGTCGCTTTCCACGTTAGTCTCCAAAGTAGTGATGGTCTCTCACACATTGATGTTATATCCATATCCTTGGTGTCAATCAAACTCGCGTGTTGTCGCATCATGGTCTCAGGATGCAGCGCCAGATTATGTGTGACATCAATACCATTCGATTTATTCATAGTCCCAAACATTGGCTGAATAGGAACTGAACTTCCAGCAAGTATTGGCTTGTCCATAGGTACAATTTGGGCGTCGGTCTTGACTTCCGGCGAAATAGCTTGACTATTTCCTGTCGTCTGCTGTGGGCCAGTTTGAATTGGCACACTCCCAGCTACATGCTCAATATTGTATATAGTGGTATTGCCTTTACTTTTTGAAGAGTTAGCTCCTTGAGTTTCCAGGTCAAAATCATCCATAGTCTGGATCGTTGGTTCTTCATCAATCTTTATCATGTTAGTTAGCAGCTTAGCCCGTCTAGCTACACCAAGCTTAGGCTCCAGTGAAGAGCTCTGCTCAACCTGCGGAATAGTAGATTTACTCTCCGGAAATCGAGAATAAACGTTCACTGAAACCGTCTGCGTGGCGTCAACTTGATTCAATGGCGACATAACTCCTAGAACGAAAACTCCCAGGCTCTCCCTAGCATCTCCCGCTAATCCTGCACTATTGTTCAGGACACTGCGAGGGAAGTTATAGGCGATCCTCAAAGTTGCCGTACTATTAGTGTATGGCGACAAAAGAACATGGGGCTGCGTAGTCCAATTTATTTCCTCTAAACTTGTAGTAGCTGACAGGGGATACCAATAGAGGACAAGCATCCCTGTCTGGAAAGGAGTAGCATTGATCTGCACGGTCAACTCCACATCCGTCCTAAGATATTGCAAACGTTGCACTACCATATTCTGGATGTTATTTGTGGCATTCTTAGCAAGAATACCATAAGGGGCCGTCCATGATCCCAATACATCTCCAATTCCAGCTGATGTAGACCACTCTATATTCTCACGAAACATAACAGTGTCCATACCAGTCTTTAGGTCAAACTCCGTTTCATTAAGCGCGATATGTGCTAAACTATTACTCGGGGGTTGTTCATAATTCTTTACTCCAGTCGTGTGAAAAGTCGTCAATCCTCGCACTGCTGATTCTCCTGATTGTGTTCTCAGTATAAAATTACTCTCCAGGTGATTAACTATATGCTTTCTCAGAATCTTAGTCTTATCCGTACTAAACTTACAACCAGAAAGGGGACACACCATTTCAAAACCATTATCTTGAACCAGGCAAGCCGAACTACTCTGCGTCGTAAAATAATCAGTACAATAATCAAGGCCAGTTCCAGCTCTTCTACCAGCAACAACTCTAGACATTTCAGCCCAACACGGGTACTCAGGGGGCTCATATCCAGCTTTAATCAAGGCTCTCCGAACTTTCGCAACAAACTCATCATAGAAAACTTCACTATGTTGACTTGCCAAACCTATAACTTGTTCGCATACATCTACTAAGCTTGCATTCTTATCTCTAGTCCAACTAATCGCTCGATACAGGGTCTTCTCCAATGCAGCACCCGTGTACTTGCCATCTAACTTACGAAAACTAGCTCCCAAAAAAGTAATTTCATCGATAGTCTGGTAATCCTTAACTTCCTCATCTTTCTTATCTGATGTATACAACTGCCCTATTTTGGCCATCTCAGATTGAATCACGTTACCAGGAAAATCAATACCCTTTCTTATAGCCAAAATATTATCATCACCTAACACTTTAAGACGAATACTCTCTGAAACTATCTTATCAGGATGAACTTTCTTAAAAATATACGTAAAATACAATTGATTTACAAGATTATTAACAGGTGTTGTAAACAATAAACCACTCATATGATTACTTGTAGCTTTAAATCTTACGGATCCTACTTGCGCTGGTGACTGCGTTTGACTCTCTAGAAAATACTTCCATTCAACGTCATCGACTAAATCTCCGGCTAAACGTCGTATTATATTGTAGGCTGCTGCACGGAACACAGGGTGATACCGTTTATCAAATCCTTTATAATCACCAGCTTGCAAATTACATTCAAAGTCATTAGTCAAATACTGATAGACTGCTTCCATATCATGAGAATATTGATTAATACCTATTGCCGATGGAGTGGTATTGTAAGAATTATTAAAAGCTGCTAATAATCCGCCAAACTTCTTACGGTACACAATATTATGCACTAGATCAAAACAATAAATTACTCGTGTCATCGGGGGATCAATCTTGCTTGGATTCACTAGCTCATCTTTCAGGTAACCCAAAAATACAGTGTCAGGATGATCTCCTCTCTTCATCTTTGATTCAACTACCTTAACCATTTCCATTATAGCAGGGGAGATAAAAACTGAGCCGTTTTCACCAAAACGAATCCAATCTTTCTTTCCTTGTCGGCTTCGCAAATAGACTAGGGGCAAACCAGGCGAGGTCTGAACTTTCATCGATGCTAAAACACCAGGCAAACCAGATACAGCTTCTTCAAGGGTCAAATTTCGATAAGTATCAGGACTCCAATAAAGATTTTTCTCATAGTCTCGAAAAACGATTTCTTCGCACTCTTTAACTAAGGATTGGTCAACTTGCGGATGTTCTACTTTCAGAGTATCAATTAAACTGTTAACGAATGGGTCAATTCCTTTGGCACGGGGATCTTCGACACTCAGAATACTAGGCTGTTTAACATCTTCAAATCCAAGAAATTCACTTATCGCTGAAGGTTCCAACTTTGACTTCTCAGGCAAAAATACTCGCTGCTCAAAAGGCACAAATTCCAGGCTTTCAAGATTATGCAATTCTTCTTCAACAGACTTCAATTCTCTATAATAGTTGCCACCACTTTGCGTTTCAATTTCGATACTATTCCCTTTATCAAGAAAGTCGCACATTTCTCTTAGGTCTTCTTCAATAGCAGGACTAGAAATAGCTTTACAACGTCCGAAACCATTCGTTCCTCCGGCCACATGTATAGCAATGATCTTACCAGATCCTATTCCTTCTACTATTCGCAGGGGTAATCCACATTGGCCTTTAACCGTAGCTGCTGTTGTTGTCACTGCCACACTCAAGTTCCATCTTCTACCTTGACCACTATAGGAAACATTTTCCTCAATCTTTGAACTTCCATGAATTGCTTCTCTTCTACCTTCCAAATTGTTTTCCATCAAGGTGTGAAATTGTGTCAAATTTTCAAAAGTCTCCTGATTCACAAATCTTTTCAGAATATCTCTTTGCAGGGGAAGCTGTTTACATCCAAATTCAAAAACAGTCGTCTCACTTCCAGTAAAAGCCACAGTCATCTTAGGATCATAATCGGTTTCATAGGTCTTCCCAAAAAGGTTCAACTTGAGAATTGCTCCTGCTTCAATCTGTTCACCATCTTCCTTCGTAAAATTATGCCTAAACGTCAAAAACTTTCTCTCTTTAAGTGGAATAACATAAAAAGGGTGAGTCACAACATCAAAAACTTTATCATCAACTCTTCGAGTATAATTAAGCGTTGCAGTAGCTATAGGAATTTCCAAACCAGATTGTGTTTCAAAATTTCGCATTTGCCGGGTACTTCTCCAGTGCGATTTAGTTCGCTCTTTGCGGGGAATTTGGGATTGGACTTCAAAAGTTATCTTATCTTCACCAGCGCGGCTGCCACCAAACAACCAGGACTTAATCGCTAATAATCCCAAACCCAAACCAAGATAAACGAGGAAAATTTTCTTAAAACTAGGAACCCTAACTCCTTGTGCAATATTCAAATAAGCCATACGCATATCAGCATCAGAACATTGATTAGCTAATGAAACATAGTATCTATTTGCAGCAAAATCCAGCTCATCTCGAAGTTCAACAAACTTTGAAAGGTGTCGCTTAATCATTTCAGTGATAGTTTCTAATTCACCATTATCTTTATAAACTCTTTGGTAATCTAACTGCTTGACTGTATTCTCCAAAGTGGCTCGAGTCTTTCGTTCACAAAATTGTTCGACAGTAGACGTTACACTAGACGCTTCATCTTGGGATCCTTCTTCAGCGGTAAAAACTTCTTCATTAGAATCACAGCTTTCTTCAAATGCTCTCAATCTCTTAAATCCATCTTCAACGTCCTTCTTCAATTGGCTTACTTCCGAATCAGTATGGATTTGCTTCTTTTTACTCTTACCTTTCCTTCGCTTAGGCTTCTGGAAAACTTCTTCCGTTTCGCTTTCACCATTCTGCGTCACAGCTCCGACAATCACATCAAGAACTTCACTAGGTTGCTTCATTCCTTTTATGCTTCTCAAGGCCGAATCAATAATTTCACGGGGGGGCTTCTCACCATTCACATCAATACCAGTAAATTCGTCCATCATTTCTCTCGTTTCTTTAAAATCAACATAAAGAGCTTTGATTGAGGTTATCATGGCATCGTAATCAACCCAAGCACTACTCTCCCATCCAGAATGTCTTTGTCCAGGTAGAATTTGAAACTTAGCCCAAGGCATCTTCTTAATGTCAAAACCATTGCTTTTATACCAAAACATATCAACATTATTTTCACTAGCACTAACACGAGCATCCTCACGTAAGGCAATATTCAAAACAACTTGTCTCCGTCTCTGTAGGGCTTCACATGAAACTCCAGCATGATTGGCATACGCACTATTGTTCGCAGTAATAACTACATCAGGGGTCACACAAGTACCCTTCACTCCAATCAAGGGATTAGTTAATGAGTCCATATCAGGTTTAAAAACTGCAGTAGAAATCAAACTTAAATAAACTTTCGCATCTTCAATTTGGTCATCGGGAGTACCAGTCGACAGAAATTCATCCCAGAAAACAGCAGATTGATTAATATATCCGGTAAAATTATCTTGAGCCTTCGTGTAAACATCATCTTGCATTTTATTAAATACACTCGACATCAACTGAGCTGCCAAAATCGTCTTCCCAACTCCTGGTTTTCCAGCAAGGTGGACTCCAAAGGGCAAAGGTCTAGCTATTTGTCCGTTACGATATTGTTCGAGATTCATATTAAGAGCCAGCAACTTCGAATAAACTCCAACCATTACAGTACGTTGCGCACTCGTTGTAGTCCACAAACCCAGAATCTTACTACCTTTAACAAGAATTTCCTTAAGATCAGTCCGAAAATCGTCAGATGTCAAAACACTAGGGATCGTTGACGTACTGTATATGGCTTTCGCTTCCGCAATCCATTCGTCAGTTTCCATTTCCAAAATCATATCTCTTGTCCCGAATTTACGTGTAATCGCTTCTCTATATATTTGTGGTATAAATGTAAAAAGGTACAATCCGAGGGACATCACAACTGTGCCGCCAGCTGCCAAAGCTGTTAGAGTAGTAGCTTTCTCTTTCAAAACCTTCTGATCAGCTCCAGTCATTCCGCCGAACATCGCACAAACAAGGCCAACAAGTACTCCAGGTCCAGTTTTCTCAATTCCAGATTGGGTAGTCAGGTCAACATGGTCAGAATCAAACATATCACTAAATAAGGGCAGAACAAAACGTCGCACAAACCCAACAAGTAACTGTGAGGTTATCAGTCCAGCTACCACGCAAATTACGACCGAAACTCCAATCAAGGAAATTACACTTTCTGGTGGTGACTCTCTGATACGTGCCAAAATGCCATTGGGATCAATCATTCGCATAAAAGTAGAAATAAATTTCTCAACCAAATTTTCAAAAACTCGCGCTATTGAATCAGACATCCATGAAAAGAAATCCATCAATTTTCTCAAAGCTTTCTTCAAAAATTCTCCAATCCAAACAGACACACTCTTCGTCTTGTCGTAAACCATCCCAATCAGCTGCTTAACTCGTGCAAACAGGCCCAATTCATCATCTTCTACTTGAGTCACTAACAATTCAGTACTAGAGTTTTGCAATGCACTAACAATAGGTTTCACTTCAGAGACAAAATAAGAATCAGCACAAAAACAGTAGGTTTGCTTCATTGCTTTCATAAGAGGATCGCTCATAACGCTTCTCCAGAGGTATTTCATCTTTAAACGTTGTTGATGTTTAGGAATGTTCAGCTCTTCGTTCATTCTTTGCTGCATCCGTAACATCTTCACCGCTTCCATAAGACAATCTCGCACAACTTTCTTCTCAGAAACAGTCAGTTGGAAAACTTGTAATCTCATCCCGTAATTATCTTGAATTTTATTACAATAATTGCCAAGAACACAAGGTTTGTACAAACAATCACAAGACGCATTCTTCCGCCAGGAATTCAATTCTTCGACAGCAGAGGCATACTTCTCTTCAAACATTTCAATAGTAGGAGCACCGCTTTGAGTTTCCAATCCAAAATCCTCAAAAAGAGCCGAGTCCCAGCCATATTTACGTGACCATTCTTCATAATCATTAGCTGAAGCATCAATACAGATTTGCTCATCCTTTATGGTAACTATCATCCAAACTTTGCGATTAAAATTCCATCCAGATTCTTTCAAAACTGCGTCCAAAACGATTCCACGTCCTTGTTCAATAATAACTTTTCCAGCAATATCATCCGAAAGATTCATTACATGACTTCGAGGTGTTCCTTTCCAATAAGATTCAGATCCAACAATATAGAGCTTCATTTTCTTTCCGATACGTAGAGCACGAGCGTTGAAAACTAGCGTCACATCTTTAAGAGTTCCAGAGGTGGGCGTCAATTTGCCTTCGACAGAAAATCCATATTTACTCATCTCAATCGTTCCTTGTAGATTAGCTTCCAAATCGAATAATTCGTTAGTCCGTGGGTCTTTCATCTGGGTAATCATATTTGACAGTTCATCTTTTGGTCGTGTAAGTCCGTGTTTCAGTCCGACAAGGTTGGTCAGTTTCAGTTTGTTCAATTGCCGTTTCGTCGTCCAGATTGGGGTTTCCATTAAATTATCCGGTAAATCATCATTTGCATAGAGGTCTTGCCCGTAAGCTTCAAGAGTTACGGAGGTCGACTTATGCTTGACGATTCTTCCACCCTTCGAAAAAGGCAGGAGCTTGCTTCTGCCATATGTACGCTCTTCGAGGTGAATCGCGTCCACATTAGCAAAAGACTTTTCCTGGATGCCGCCAGGCCGTAGGGTTTCCTGGATACCGCCAGGTCGTAGCTTGTGGTCGTTAACGGAACCACCCGAGCCCGAACGGAGGCCAGCCGTACCAGAAAATGCCATTGCGGATCGTGACTGGGAAAC